AGCAGGGTCGCGGAGACGATGTGCAAAAATTTACAACACACACACAAGAATCAAAAGATAAAATTTCTGAAAAAATAAAAGGTGATGTTTGTTATAATAATGGAATAAGTAATCTAAAAATAAAAAGTTGGGATATTCCTCCAGAGGGATATTTTCGTGGCATGATACAGAAACATGATAGAGTTTGGATTACAAATGATCAAATTTCTAAAGTAATAAAACGCAATGATGACATACCAACAGGTTGGCGTATGGGCAGAACAATTAAACAAAGGAATTCTAATGGAAAATAGTATTGAACGTGCATTTCAAACTCTAGCAAACATTGCTGGGGGTGTTATTGTTGATAATAAGTTTATTGAATGTGAAACATCAGCAATCAGTAAAACTAAACTGGAGCATGAACCTAAGAATTTTTATTGCTTGGCTGTTCCTGGAAAATCATTTTTCATCAGATCAAATAATAAGATTTCTGTCACAGGAAACACTATGCACTCTGAATCTATGATGAAGTTGTTTAAGACCTATATCCACGAGAACACCGAGATTTGGAATGATGAACTTAAATCATCTATTTACACTATCGCTGAAAAAATGGTTGAGTTGGAAGATAAATTCATTGATCTTGCGTTCAATATGGGTGAAATGGAAGGCCTAAATAGCGAAGATGTTAAAAAATACATCAGATACATTGCCGATAGAAGACTTATTGGTCTTGGTATGAAAGGCATATATAAAGTCAAAAAGAATCCATTACCATGGGTTGAAGAAATGATTAACGCACCAACACATACAAACTTCTTTGAGAATAGAGCAACTGATTATGCCAAAGGCGCCTTGAGTGGCAATTGGGATTCAGTTTGGGCTTAATTCTATATACACTTATAGTTACTCATATAACTATTATTTGTGTCACTCTATTTTTACATAGAGGACAGGCACATAAAGGCATTGTTTTTCATCCCGTATTAAGCCACTTCATGCGTTTTTGGTTGTGGTTGACTACAGGCATGGTCACTAAACAATGGGTAGCCATACATCGCAAACATCATCAAAAGACTGATATAGAAGGAGATCCACATAGCCCGCATGTTTTTGGCATTTGGAAAGTATTGCTCAAAGGAGCAGCGTTATATCATGCAGCATCAAAAGATAAAGTCATGGTTGATTCATATGGCGTTGGTACTCCTGATGATTGGATGGAAAGAAATGTATATATTAAACATAGTCGTTTAGGAATTACTTTGTTATTAGTCATAAATTTACTTTGTTTTTCATGGGTGGGTTTATTAATATGGGCAATTCAAATGATATGGATTCCATTTTGGGCTGCAGGAATAGTAAATGGTACTGGACATTGGTTTGGGTATCGTAATGCTAACACCAATGATTACAGCACCAATATCGTACCTTGGGGCATCATAATAGGTGGAGAAGAGTTGCACAACAATCACCATGCAGCACCTGCAAATCCCAAACTCAGTAGAAATTGGTTTGAATTTGATATAGGCTGGATGTGGTTGACAATATTCAGACATCTAAAACTAGCAAGACTAACTAGATGATAACACTAGACGAATCAGCAAAAGAAAAAATCACCGAGTTATATATAGATCAAAATGATACAAACATTAAAGGCCTAAGAGTGTTTGTTCAAGGCGGTGGTTGTTCAGGTTTCTCATATGGTTTCAAGTGGGAATCAGAGAAGAGTGAAGATGACTTTGAATTTCCTATTGTGGAAGGTTGCAATAAGATACAAGTGTTGATTGATGCAATGAGTATGCAATATCTACAAGGCTCAACAATTAAATTCAAATCAGAGTTGGTGGGTGCTAATTTTGTGATTGAAAATCCTAACGCAACCAACAAGTGTGGTTGTGGTTCATCGTTTGCGGTATAAATTAAAAAAGGAATTAATATGTTAGACACACTATTTACGTTAGATCCACTATTTTGGATAGTAGTAGGCACATTTGTGGGTTGGAATCTACCACAGCCGTCTTGGGCAAAAAAGATACAAAACAAAGTGCAATCTATAATTTCAAAGAAGTATAATCAAATAAAGAAATGAAGAGAGTTTTATTTGCAACATTGACAACATTGGCATTATCCGTATCAGCTACTGAAGTTAATATGAATGATATTCGTGACTATTCAGATCGCACAGGCTATGATGTAACAGTTGGTAAAAAGTTTGGTAAATTTGGTGTTGAAGTAGATTACAACAGATTTGCTCAAATCGCAAACTATCAAGACCGTTATTCTTTAGTTGGTTCATATGATATTGCTAAAGTTAATTCTGTTACTCTCGCAGTTAAAGGTGGTGCTGCATATTTGAATAATCAAACCAGTTCAAATGGTTATGCCCTTACTGCTGGTGTTGGTGCTTCTGTGCCAGTTTATGAAAATTTAGCAGCAACATTTGACTATCGCCGTCAAGAGGGACAAAATCGTATAAGTCCATTTGATGGTAATCAATTTGCAATCGGCCTGAGACACTCATTTAAGTAAACTAAAAGAGCCCATCACGGTGGGCTCATCTAATATAAGAACATGAATAAAATTAAATTATATCTATCAGCTGTACTCATTATGGTTGGCTCAAATACATTAGCAAATCCATATAATTGGCCAGTCACTAGAGTTATTGATGGTGACACAGTTGAATTCAATGCACCATTTATGCCTGATCCATTACCAAAGAAGTTGTCAATTCGTGTTCTTGGAGTTGATACACCAGAAAAAGGGCATCGAGCATCATGCCCACAAGAAGCAGCTGCCGCAGAGCAAGCATCACAATTCACCAAAGATACATTAAACAAAGCATACAAATCCAATCTACCAGTTGTTATTGAATTAAATTCACATGACAAGTATGGTGGTCGTGTATTGGGTGATGTAATTGTTAATGGTCAAAGATTATCAGCAATGCTAATCGCCAATGGTCATGCCAGACCTTATTTTGGTGAAAAGAAATCTTCATGGTGTAATTGATGACTACATTGGCACATAGCTGTGAAGAGTGTAATTCATCCTTCACAATCAAATACGATGTGAGTAAATGTGATGACGATCCAATTTATTGTCCATTTTGCTCAGAGTACATACTCTTAGATAGTGAAAATATACCCAAAGAAAATGTGAACGAAGAGGATGATGATTAGTGTGGTTTTATCATAATACAACAGAAGAATTCAAGCTTGATGATGCCGAAGGATACTTTGCATTTGTCTATCTTATCACGCACAATCCCACCGGTAGAAAATACATTGGTAAGAAATTCTTCACCAAGGCGGGTACTCGTCAGATTAAAGGTAAGAAAAAGAAAATCAGAAAGACCTCCGATTGGGAAACCTATTGGGGATCTAATGTTGAGCTGCAGGCAGAAGTAATAAAGAATGGAGAGGAACAATACACAAGAGAAATCCTACATTTATGTAAGACCCGAAGTGCCTGTTCATATTTCGAAACGTGGGAGATATTCAATCGCCATGCTTTACTGAGTGACCAGTATTATAACAAGTGGGTTTCAGTTCGTATTAACGCAAAAAATTTAACAAATCTCATATGCTAGGGAAAATTAATGGCTCGCAAACAAACAGCAAACAACGAAGTGATAACAGTTCGGTCGATAGCAAAAACAACCAATCATCTGAAATTACGGATTGATGACCTCAAAACATTTCAACCATTAACCGAGAACCAACAATTATTTTTTGAAGCATACAAACGAGGTCATTACTTTATTGGTCTTTTTGGTAGTCCTGGAGTAGGCAAAACATTTTTAGCTTTACTTAAAGGATTAGAAGAAGTATTGGATAAAAGCAATTCTTTTGATAAAATTGTAGTTGTTCGTAGTGCAGTTCAAGTCCGTGACCAAGGATTTGTTCCTGGTAATTTAGACGAAAAAATGCAAATCTATGAGCAACCTTATATTGAGATTTGTAATACTCTATTTGATAGACCGGATGCCTGGGCTCGATTAAAAGAACAAGATCACGCAAGATTTATTTCAACCACAGCAATTCGTGGCATATCAATAGATGACGCTATTATTATTGTTGACGAGTGTCAATCTATGACTTGGCATGAATTATCTTCAGTTATAACAAGAACAGGTCATAGGTCAAAAATTATATTTGTTGGAGACCTAAAACAGAATGATTTGGTAAAAACAAGAAATGATGTATCTGGACTACAAGAGTTTTTGAATGTTGCTGGAACCATGGAAGAATTTACTAGGATTAATTTTACATCAGAAGATATTGTGAGATCAAATTTAACAAAATCATGGATTGTTGCCTGTGAAAAATTAGGAGCTTAAATTTTCTGATTACATACATAATAGTATGAATAAAGAAAACATTTCACCAACCGAGTTTAGAAAATTGCTCAAGCATGATGTGATCAAACACACCAAGTCTTGGGATCCAGTTCTTCGTAATGACTGGATGATTAAATTTTCGATATACAAATGCTTTGTTATGCTATTGTTTACCTCGATGCATACAGGTCAAACAGTAATTCGATACTTTAACGATGAGGATTTGGCATGTGATTATATCAATTATATGATGCAACAAGATGCCTCTCTGTTATTAAAACACCATTAACCCAACCTGTGTTGGGTTTTTCTTTTTCCACTATTGCCTTTTTTGATTATGTAATTGTGTTATACTATGACAATATTAAATAGGAGTAAACTATGCCTAGTGATGATGTGTTATTGAAATTATCGTCTGAAGTAGATGATATAATTGGTAATTTAGTAAAGCGATACAAAATAGATCCACTGACTATGACAGCGGTGATATTAGCACGATTAGTGTTGGCAAATGATTTTATAGGTTCAGGTGATGATTTTAGAAAATTGCTTGTTAATCTGCCTGATACAAGATTAAAGAATCCCAATATTAGCACACAGGTGCATTGATGCAACAATTGGAGATTAATTATTTTTGGCCGCTCACAGAGCAAATTCCCCTTGATCTAAATTACACCGACTTTAAGAAACCACAGGTAATAAAATCAATTAAGATTGGTGGAGCTACTACAGTTAGAATTAATGATAGAAGGGATGAAACAATCACTATCACCGCAGCAAGATTTCAATTAGATGTTGATACAACAATTATCAAATTGAACACGAAACCACCTCTGATTCGCAGATGGTTATATAAATTATTAGGATTAAAGTGGAGGATTAAATGATCTTGTCATATAATGATGGTGAACAATAATGTATGTTTGTATTTGTAACGCAGTAACCGATTCTGAGATCCGTGATGCTGTGCGCAATCATAAGATAGGTTGCGGCAGCGGAGAATTAGCAAGGCTGCGATATATCAGCAACAAGTGCGGTATATGTGCCAAGACTGTTCGAGCTATAATTGATGAAGAGTTGCAGATCATATTTGATAAACAAACTGAGGTAGAGAATGATGGATAAGAGTCTTGGTAATTGTAAAAGCAACTTACTTCGAATTGCCGTTCAATGCGGAGTATGCGATAATGGTATGGCGATTGATAAGTTCATTGATATTATTAGAAAACGTATTGATGCTGCATATGAATTGGGTAAGGCAGAAGGTGTAATGAAACAAGAAATCAAGGCGTTATAGTAATAATTTTATAAATTTAGC